ATCTCGCCGACCGCATTGGCCGCCTCGCGGGCAACCATCTCTTCCATCTGCTGGCCACTCGCCTGCATCAGCGCCGTGCCCGTCGCGGTCTTGTTCAGCGCGTCGGCGTCGAGGCCCTGGTTGAGCCGCGTTATGCCCGTGCGCGATTCCTTTTCGCCGGACATGATCTGCATTGCCTCGAAGGCGTTCCCGGCCGCGAAGGGCTGCACGAACGGTTGCACAGCGTTCGGCCCGTGCCCCCGGATCAACCCGCCTGGTGCCACGTCCAGCGCATCGTCGAGCGTCGTGTCGTCGCACTGGCTCATATCGATGTACATGCGCGGGGCGTTGGCGATGTAGAGCGCGTCCATGGCCTGGCGCAGCATGTGCGAGCGCGCGACCATGATATCCATCGTCTTGTCGGCCAGTGACTGGCCCACGAGGCGATGCGGCATCGGGAACGGGCACCAGACCGTGTAGGGATTATCCTCGGCCGGCTCGACACTCAGGATCGAGGTGTTGACGCGGTGGGCGCGAATGGTCTGCCAGCGGCCTCTATGGAACCACTGGCAGTATTCCTCGCGCAGCACGACCTGTCGGCCATAATCGGCGCGAACCACGTCGCCGTCGCGTTCGGAGCGGCCTGAATCGCGGGCGTCGGAAAGCGCCTTGCCATCGGCTGTGTCGCCGTAAAGATCGCGGACCTCCTCTTCGGGATAGCCCATTTCGATCAGCTCGCCGATCGACTTGCGCGACCAGTCCCCGCAGTAGGGTGAATCCGCCATCGTGCGCGTATCCGGCGAGCAGAAGAACTGTTCGTTGGGGATGGCGGCGTCGCGGAACTTCGGCTCGCCATCGGCCAGCACGGTGACGTCGTAGACTTGCAGCGGTTCGCCGGTTGCCTCGTCGAGATCGTACTCGCCCTCAAGCGCCGTGCCATCGACCACGGCCTCGCCGGCCTGCTCGATCTGCGCCACGTTCATGCGCGCGCGCTGCGGAACCTTGGGCTTTTCGACCCAGGACTTCCACACGCCGGTCTTTTCGATCAACCCAGCCTTGACGCCATCACGCAGGATGGCGAACCCGTCCTGTTCGCGCAGGAAATTCCAGTGGACACGATCGGTGATCTGCTGGGCGATATCGTCCTGCTCGGGCTGGCTCGGCTCAAACTCGACCACCTTGTCGCTGCTGACCATGGTACGCAGGATGCTAGCCAGCATGTAGTCCACGACCTCGGCCACGTCGCGCGTGCGCAGCTTGGAGCGGCCGTCCACCTCATCGCCGAACAGATCGCCGCGATAAAACTCCAGCGCGGTCTGGCGCTCGTCGTTGAGCGTCGTGTCGGTGGCGCGCGCTTCCTCTTGTTGGAGGTATCGCAGGAGGGCGGGATCGTCGATCATGCGATGCCTCTCCTGATCTGCGCGAGCCTGGCCGAGATATCGACCTGCGGAGCCGGAGCGGGCCGGATGGCGGCGCTCTCGAATGATTTGTAACCGTGCGACGACCAATCATGCCGGGGATGGTCCTTGTAGACCCCAAGCTTGTCGTCGAATTCCTTGCGGTAGTTGTCGAGGCACTTGACCAACGCGGCGCAGCGCTCGCTGTCGATGTAGACGCTAGGGAAGAACCTGCGGCTCGCCTCGATGCCATCCCCCTCGGTCGCGATGCGCTTCAGCACCTCGATGGGCTTGATGCCTGCCGCCTCTGCCTCCTGCTTCCGGGTCGTCGCCTGCTGGTTCAGCATGCGGTGATCGGCGTCGTGCGGCATGTAGTGGCGAGCGTAGTTGTATCCGCGCTCCTGGAGGATGCGGGCATAGTGCCCGAAGCCCTCGCCATTGTTCTCGTAGTAGTCGATCGCCCGGCGCTCCATGCCGACGTCCTGCCAGAACGTGATCGTCATGCTGTCGTTGAGGCCTAGATCCCACGTCGTGTAGACTGGCGCATCGAGCACGGGGATGCGGCAAATCCGCCCTTGCTTGCGCATCGTGGTCATCTGCGTGCCGAAATAGGCGCCCTCGACACTGGCCTCGAAAGCCTCCTTCGGTGTCGAAGGATACTCCCGCTTGATGTCGTCGCCCTGCTGCTCAGCCTTCTTGACGTACCAGGCGCGCTGCCCGTCATCGAGCGTTACGCCCATCTCCGCCTCAACCTTGGCGAAGTATTTGGCCATCTCCTGCGTGACCAGCACTGGCTCGTCGAGTCGGTATTCCGGCGACGTGAACCAGGGCGAGAAGTGGAACTTGAAGTCGAGCGACGTCAGCGGCTCGCCGGATTCTTCCTTGCGCCGCGCTTTCTCGCACATCTCGAAGAAGTCGCCAGCCTGTCCTTCTGCCGTGCTTTCGACGGTGATGTTCTGCCCCGCTTGCACCGTGTTGAATGCGCCCGTGCGGACTTCTCGCGCCTTCTCAGGGTATTTCGCGCAGAGCTTTCCGTATTCCGACACATGCAGCCGTTGGAGCGTACCCGATCGCAGAGAGGTGCCCACGCGGATCGAAGAGCCATTGCTGAACTTCATCGAGTCCGCCGCGTCCACCTCTGCCGACACGACGGCGCGGAAGGCTTGCGGCAGGTTGTCGTAGGCGAACTTGATCTTGTCGGCGAAGAACGCCTTCGCGTCGTTCAGATTGTGCGCGATCACGCCGGCCGCTGTGTTCGGGGTGAACAGGCAATCGTCGAGCATGTCGACCTGGATGACCGTCGTGAAGCCCTTCTGGCGCGCCTCCAACACCACATCCATCCCGTGGCGGTTGAGTAGGAAACACTCCTGATCGTCGTTCATGCGGAACGGGACGACCGCCCCGCTCTTGTCCTTGATGCTGTAGAAGCCCTCGCGCAGCCTGGCCAGTTTGTCGGGCCAGCGCTTGGCCGCGAGCGCTAGGACTTCAGCCCCAGCCAAGAGGCCACCTCGGGGTCGAATTTGTGGTTCTGGTCCAGCTCAAGCTTCTCGCCGTACTTCTTCGGCCGCAGTTTGCCGGCCATCCAACGGCGTGTGTCGATGCGCAGTTTCGAGCGCTGGATATGCTCGTGGTTCAGCACTTCGTCGGCTGTCCCGTCTTCGCGTGTGCGCTCCATCCAATCGTTCGAACCGTCGTCCGCGATGTCGAGGGATTCGTCGAACAATGCGTCAGCCTGGGCTTCCCGCGCACGCGCATATTGGTCCGCGAAGTCGGGCTGCTGCCCCAGCCATTTGAACACCGTGGACTTTGCCGGCATGTCGTCGCTCAGGCAAATCTTCCGCAGACTCTCGCCATCAGCCAGGCGATCGCAGATCGCGTCTGCAACTTCCTCTGCGAATGTGGACGGGCGACCAATGGTCATGCGGAACTCCACAATCTTCGCCCGCCCCATGCGCGGAGGCGGGCAGGTGCGCCGGTTCTTCGGGGAGAGGATAGATCGGCGGACCTAAGGGATGGCATTGCGCCGCACAGTCGCAAAAGCGACGCTTGCCAGCTAAGTGAGGGGGAGAGCGCGCGCCCCACTAAGCGGCTTTGGCAGACAATGCCTGTTCAGACAGGACAATACCTACATGAACAGGCGATTCCACGTCAATAGCCGGCAGCAACACCCACGTCGGGAAATCAACAGACCACGGCGCGCCGGGGAACCTGACCCAAGTGCGGCTACCCTGGCTGCGATCGACCGTGCCTGTAAGCCCCTCAAAGGCTCCCTCGGTGAGTTTGACCTGCTCGCCTTGCGCGTACCGCTTTGCCATCGCCTTGTGCCTCTGACGGCGCTCCTCGGCACGCAATGGGACAAGCGCGCGGTCAGGGACCAGCACATGCCGGCCGTCATGCCGGAACACCGAGAACCGAGGATGGCCCTTGGCGACCATACGGCGCGCCTCCCGATCCCAGACGCGATAGGTCAGGGCAGGGGAATGCGACAGCGCGACCAGTTCGGAAAGGCGCGTTGCTTGGGCGAACACGAACGACGGCATGAGCGGCGCAGCAACATCCTCCCGCTTCACCTTGCGCCTGGCGTGCTGCTTCTGCACGATCTCCGAGGGCGTCCAGACGTTGAACTCCGCATCGGCCAGCGATTGGGCCAAGTTCAGCGTCTGGCTCGATGCCGTTCGCAGGATGCACCAGTCGATCACGTTCTGGATCATGCACCCCTCCCGGCCTGGGCGGTGGTGACAATGACCGATACCGGCTCACTCCGCATCTTGCCGCTGACTGGCCGGTGCGCCCGAGCTCGGCAAGGCTCGCAGCGGCGGTTGAGGCTCTTCGCAACCAACCCTGTTTTGAGCAGGAACGGATTTCCGCACCTCGGGCAATCGCTAGTCCACGTCAGCAAGTGGGTCGGGCTGCCGTCCTTCCGGGTGTGAGGCTCAGCCCCGATCAGTTCATAGCTCTGGTCGTCGAGTGAGATCACCGTGCCAATGGACGGCAGCTTCGAGAAATCCACATGGTTCATCGGGCCTGTCTCCCAAGGGGGATTCCAGGCAAGCCCCAGCGCGGCCTGGGAACCCCCTTAGAATAAGGGGGGGACGTCAGCGGGACGTCAGCGGTAGGTCGGCGGTACGTCAGCGGGACGTCGGCGGAAAAAAAGGTCAGCGGTGTGTCAGCGGTACGTCGGCGGGGGGTCAGCGGTACGTCAGCGGAAATTTGGGGGACGTCAGCGGACATTTCTCAATCCTCCATTTCAGACGTCAGCGGGACGTCGGCGGAAGGTCGGCGGAAACCCATTTGGTTATTTTCACCCGCTTCTTTGAGGCCGTGGCGGGCCTTTCCTTCGCCCTTATCGACCCAGAGAAATCCC